ATCTGGTAAATTATTGCTATCAAATACAATTTGCCCTGTTTTTTTATCTAATGAAGTTTCAGTATGCTTTTTTAGTAAATGTTTAGGCATATGTTCAAATAAATACCAACTACTTAATAATTTTGAACCAGTATGAAATGCCTTTTCCATAAGTTCTTCAGAATTTTTTGCTCTCCATTCTCTTGGGAACTCATCAAGTGCATTTATTCTTTCTAGTTCTTCTTCAAAGCTAATTGATTTATTATTGTCAATAGTGAAACACATTGTTGGTTGTATAAATTTATCTGAAAGAAAATCTGCTTGTTCAGTAAAATCTTCTGCCTTATCTTTCCCAATAAATGCCCACATTTCATAAAGAAAATCTACATGACCAGTTTCGTCTGTAAATTTCTTTATATGATAACCAACTCGTTCTGGTACACCTCTACTATCAAAGCTATAATCTTGCCCTCTTTTATTGGTAAATTCTTTTATAAATTTTTGCCTTGAATGTTCGTCCCATTCAATCCAAAGGTTATCAAAAGGTATTTGTGCATTTTCTACCATCTCAAGTAATACAGATGGTTTTTCTGTACTAGCTTTATAGGCATTATTTACAAGATTTTCAGATGCAACAAATTTTTGTGATTGTATTAAATCAACTTGTGTTTGTCTTATCATTGAATCGGCTATTGACCCTCCAGAGTAGAGAGCCAATGCCTTTTTAGGTTGAGTTAAACCAGATAATATCTGATTACATAATATTGGTTTATCCATTATCATTCTCCATTTGTTTCTTTAAATCGTTTTCACAATTTTGACAAACATAATATGGTTCTTGTATTGATGGTATTATTTCATCATCATTAAACAAATTATTACAACCATCACATTCTGAAAAATTATCTACAAGATAACTGTTTTGAAATTTTGCCATTATGCAACTCCTTTCAATTTATTATTTAATTCTTCAATGTGTGATGGAATTTCTTTTTCAAAAGATTTTATAATTTCTTCTTTTTCTTCAATCATTGGTGAAATTATATTTTGAAAATCTTGGAACGTATTTGGTTCTAAGCAGAAAGATATAGCGCTTAGTTCGTAAAGTTTATCAAGGTCGTTTATTAAATCATTCATCTGTTTTCTCCCATGAAATTATGAATGATTATATTGGTAAATTGTAACTAGTAGAAGTCAACCTTCTTTTTTTTAACTAGAGAAACTTTTTTTGTATGAGAAATTTGAGCATAAGTGCCATAAGTTGCTATTGTACCTTTTGGGATTTTTACTTCATAATCGTCAAAATAATTTAGAGATTGGATAAAAAATTCTACATAAGGTTTTTTTATAAAACTTTTAACACCACTTTCAGCCTCGTATTCTTTTACTGCTTTAGGGCAGTCTTCAAACATTTCTTCATTTTCTTGTTCTTTTTTTGTTGACATCTACAACCTATACTAGAGTTAAAAAACGTCTTAATCATTTTTTTTGTATCATCATACCAAAGCATATAAACAAACTGGTAAGTCGCTTAAAGTTTGATAGCTCTTAAATTTGCTTCTTGTGTTCTCCATGTTTCTATTTTGACCATAGCACTTTCTCTAAGGTATCTATTTTTTTCGTCTCTTTCAACTGCTATTTTTAATGCATTTAAATGTTTAATATATTCTTCATGAGCATATGCTTCTCGTTCTTGTGCTGATATTGGCAGTTCATTATATTTACTCATCAATATTGCTTTTAATGATTTTGTAAAGGCATCAAGATAAAGTCTAGTTGCTCTAGCCTCTGCACAATATTGTGCAGTATCTCTTAACCAATCAACGGCTTTATGAATATCGTCTTCATCAATTTTTCTCATTAAATTTCTCCCAGTATTTTTCTGCAATTTCTCTGCCATAATCTTCTGTTAATCTAAAAAGTTTCCAGAATAAATCTTCGTTTCCATGCGAGTCATGTAATTGTGCATGATGTGTATAACAAAGTGGTACTGAATTATTATCACTAGCTCTCATTCCCATTCCCCTTACCCCATAATATGGTTTTAACAAATGATGGGCTTGTACGTTACCATTACAAGGATAAGGAGAATAAGTAGATAAACAACATTCTTGATTAGAAACATATTCTAAAAATTTTTTGTTCTTTATCTTCTTAGTTTTATTTATAGGTTTCAATTTGTTTTATCGTAAGTTAATTCGTATTCTGCAAAAGTTTTACCATTCACAGTTTTAAAATTAGTAATAATTGGGAAACCTTCTTTTCTTAATGTATATATAATTGCACTTAATCTAAAACAACCATATTGATTTAAGGCATCTATTGGTGTTATTTTTTTACCATTTTGAAGATGTGCTTTTATTTTTATATATTGTGTTTCTCTTTGCATCTTTTTCTCCTATTACCAAAGGTCAATATCTTCAATTTTATCATCTATTTGTTCACTTGATGATGTCTGTTGAGATTGGTCAAAGTTTTGTTTATTTTGTGATTGTCCATCGTTTGAAAATTCACGAAGTCTCAAAGAAATATATTTATTACCTCTTTCGCTATTTTCTTTCCATGCAGATATTATCATTGCACCTTTATCAACTAGGGCATTTATAACACCTTTTGCATCTGGGTCTTTTTCTCCATTCTTTTCAGCCTTTTTCAAAGTACCCATTGCTCTATAGAGTTCAATTATTTCTTTTCCCTCTTTATTTAGCCTTTTAACACCAATAACTCTTAATGATTCACCATTAATATTTATTTTGCCTTGTTGTGTTAAAGACCAATCTTCGCTTATATTAAATAGAACACCACGATTGGTTTCATCATATTGTTTAGTATTACTTTCCATTATTAACTCCCTTATTACCAGTTGCTTCATTTGCATCATCATCTTGACCAAGACCAAATAATGCTTGTAAACCATATCTTTTTGCATAAGTTATGGCAGAACCCATTTTTTGTGGATTATCTTTTTCTGCATTGTTAATTAAAACTGGCACATCACATTCTATAGTTCTTTCGTCTATAGTATGATAAATGGTAGTTTTTACCCAAATATCTCTAGTGATAACTTGACCACTTGTAGTTTTGGTAGTGCCATCTTTTAAATTATCTACCATTTGTTTATCAAGAACCATATTCTTATATTGAACTTGTTGAGTAAAACATAATCCATATTTAGCACCTTGATTTACTGCATCAATAACAGATGTTAAATCTGCATAACTGCTCTTAAAGAATGTATTATCTAAATTCTTTAATGCACTTATATTTAATTCTTGAAATCTATTGAGTGCATCAATTAGTGTTTTGCTTTGTTCAATTTTCTTTTGAACTTTAGGCTCTTTTTTTTGAACCTTAACTTCTTCAACCTTTTTTGGTTGTTCTATATTTTCTTCGTTCATGTATAGCTCCATTGTTTTATAATTTTACTTGATTGCTCTTTCATATATTGACTCCAAGTCCACGCGTCGTAATTAGGGTGGATAATTGAAGCTAATTCCTCTTTATCATCGCTGATTGAAAGGAATTTCATCAAACCAATAGCAAGAGAATGTATTTGCTTTTGGTGTTTCTTAATATCTGCTTCATCTATTATAAATTTATTAGTAGCTTTTGGTGATGCATAGAATACATCTGCTCTATAATTAGGATATGCTAGAGAATATATAGCCATTTGTCTTTTATTAGCCTCTGTAGGCTTTGATGGCATTCTAGCAGTAGTTTTAAGGTCTACTATTACATCTTTAAATATGAAGTCTATATAACCTATTATTGGTACTGGTAAATCTTCAAATGTAACTTCTATTTTCTTTTGGTAATCTTCCATTTCTGTATAATCAAATTGTTGATTAAGCATATTTGAATAGTCTTTTAGACTACCTAATTCTTTTATTCTTCTGTCATCTTCAATATCAATTAAGCTATCTTGACACATTTGATTAAATTTATTTTCTGTAATAGAATTATCTATTTGGAAATCTTCATCTACATATCTTTGAGCCAAACCAAATTCTACTGATGTACCTCTGTGCATAGATGCAGAACCCTTATCTCTTAAACCAAAGAGTTTATCTGCAATAAATCTTGCAGGGTCTTGTAGCCAAGTATTAAGAGAACTATGCGATAAATGTTTAATGCCATGTATGGCGAAGGGATTATTGCTTTTCATGTTTACCTCTATTCTTCGTTATTCGTTATCACATAGTACCAAATTAAATTGTAATGTAAACCTTTTTTGTGTTTACTTATTCTTTTTTTTAATTTAAAAGGTATTTATGAGATTAAAAGATTATATAAAAATGAATGGTTATAACTATAAGAGTTTCGCTAGAGAATTAGACACTCATTATAGGAATATAGAGTCTTGGGCAAAAGGCGATAGAATGCCAAGATGGGCTGAGGCAGAGAAACTTTTTATATTTACTGATAATCAAGTAACAGGGACAGACCTTTATGAGGAACAAATACAACGCAAAAAGACAATTATACAAAGGAATAAAGTTTGATTCTAAAAAAGAACTAAATAGATATTTAATATTGGAACAGATGCAAATGAAAAATTATATATCAGAATTAGAAGTACACCCAGTTTATCCTTTACTCGTAAATGGGATTAAGATTGGTCGCTATACTGCTGATTTTAAATACAAAAATAAAGATGGCGAAGAAATTATAGAAGATGTTAAGTCTAAAGCAACTATTACAAGAGACTATGTTTTAAGAAAAAAGATACTTGCTACATATAATCCACCTATTATTATTACGGAGGTTATATGAGTTGGTCTGCTTTAGATTGGGCATCAAAACAAAAAACTGGCAACGGAACAAATAAATTAGTCTTATTATGCCTTGCTAATTATACAGATGATAAAAATACTTGTTTTCCAAGTTATAAAACACTTATTTCAATAACAGAGATGAGTAGGTCAACTATTATAAGGGCATTAAAAAACCTTGAACAAATAGGTCTTATAAATATCCAAGAAAGATTTGCAGACTTTAATGATAGTAAGAGACAGACATCAAATTTATATACTTTAATGATAGGGTGTCAGTCTGATACCCACCATGTTCAATTTGAAACCCCCTCTGGTATCACTATGAAACCCCAATTAACCAATCATAATAAACCATTAAAGTACGATAATGAATTTGTAGAACTTTGGAATGAATATCCTAGAAAAGATGGTTCTAAGAAAAAGGCATATGAAACATATAAAAAACTTACATCTGAACCAGAAATAGTAATTATAAAAAAAGAGTTGTTTGAAAAGGTTGTAAAATATAATAAACTAAATAAAAACAAAGAGTTAAAATTTATACCACATTTAACAACATGGTTAAATCAAAGAAGATGGGAGACATTAGAAAACACAAACGAAGAACGAATAAACCTTAACCAATTAGCTGGTTAAAAAATGGGAGAAGACAAAATGAATATTCACGAAAAATTAATAGAAGAAGGCATTAGAGTTAATTCACAACAAGCACAACAAAAAGTCACTTGCCCTAAATGTTCACATACCAGAAGAAATAAACAAGAACCTTGTCTTTCTGTAAGTTTAGAAAACGACATGGCTTTATGGCATTGTCATCATTGTGAATGGAAAGGTTCTGTTCACGATAATATAATACAACCTAATAACTTCTCTAAATTTAAAAAGAAAGCAACTGTGACACCATTTGTGCCAAAGAAACAAACATTATCAGACAAAGCTTATAGTTGGTTAGTAAAAAGAGGTATAGACCCAACTGTTATAACAGAAATGAAATTATATACATATAATGAAAAGCTTTGTTTTCCATATTATCTTGATGGCAAAATTGTAAATATAAAATATAGAACAGTTGATAAAAGGTTTCATCAAGAAAAAGATGCTTTAAAATGTTTATATAATTCAGATAATTTAAAAAAACATTGGGATAATAATCCAGATTATGAATGGTACGTACCAAAAAGAAAGAAAAGAGTAATATTTGTTGAAGGAGAAATGGACGTTTTATCTTTAATGCAAATAGGTATTAGAGATGTTGTTTCTTTACCAGATGGTGCACCTAAAACACCAAAATTTGACATGAAAGATAAAAGATTTACCGCGTTTGAACAAACTGAATGGATATGGGAAGCCGAAGAGGTAATACTTTGTACTGATGATGACGAGGCAGGTAAGGCTCTTAGTCTTGAATTGATTCATAGGTTTGGTCGAGACATCTGTAAAATTGTTAGTTTCCCAGATTATAACGATACTTTTGTTAAAGATGCAAATGAATGTTTAGTTCATCATGGAGAAGAAACTTTGGCAATGTCAATAGCCAATGCCAGAGACTTCCCTATAGAAGATTTACATTCAGCTGTAGATTACAAAGACCAGATACAAAATATGTATGAGGGTAACGTACAAAAGGCTTTATCAACAGGTTACACAAAATTAGACGAAATATATAAAGTTATGCCGGGTACATTTAATTTAATAACTGGCATACCTAATCATGGAAAAAGTAACTTTCTAGACCAAATACTTATTAATCTTGCAGAACAACAAAACTGGAAGTTTCTATTGTATTCTCCAGAGCATTCAACACCTAATCACATAAGAAGATTACTTGAAAAAAGATGTAGAAAACCTTTTGATATTGGAGTTTATGAAAGATTAACACAAGAACAATTAAATGGTGGGCTTGATTTCTTGAACATACACTTTAAATTTTTAGAAGCTAAAGATGATATCCCAACAATAGATTACATACTCGAAAAAGCAAAAGCATCTAAACAAAGATTTGGTATTCAAGGATTAGTAATTGACCCTTTTAATCAAGTAAGTTCTGATAGAGGTGCGAATAAAAGAGAAGATGAGCATATTAGAGATATAATAGCTAAATGCCAACAATTTGCTAGAAACCATGAGATTGTTGTTTTTATGGTAGCTCACCCACATAAATTACATAGGAATGATGCAGGAGTTATACCTCCACCAGATTTATATCAAGTAAGTGGTTCTGCACATTGGGCAAATATGGCAGATGTTGGAATGGTAGTACACAGAGATTTTGAAACCAATAAAACTAAAATAATAACTAGAAAGATTAGAGAACAAGGTGTTTATGGTGATATAGGGCAAAGAGAGTTTAGTTTTAATTTTAGAACAAGATGTTATGAGCAAGAGTATGATTAATATATTTGAAAATAATTTAACATCAAAACAACAAGAAGTTATGGACAAGGCATATGAAGCTTTAATGTCTGAGGTTCACATTATAAATTATGAGTTATATCAAAGACTTAGAGAAAATGAACTAAGTTTGTCTGATGTATATAAGTTAAGAAATAGTTTAAATAAAGATGTTAAAATTGATGAAAAAAAACAATACAAATTATTTTAGGAAAAAGAAATGTTTATTGAATCATTAATGTGTCTAGCATTAAACGTATATCACGAAGCCAAAAATCAAAGTTTTATGGGACAAGTAGCAGTAGCACAAGTTGTAATGAATAGGGTTAGAGATGCACGATACCCTAATACAGTTTGTGATGTAGTAAAACAAGGAGAAACATATAAATATAAACCTACAATACCTATCAAGAATAAATGTCAATTCAGTTGGTACTGTGATGGTAAAAGCGATAAACCTGAAGAACCTAAAGCATGGAGAGATGCAATGCATGTTGCTAATGGTGTATATAATGGACATATCGCTGATTTTGTTGAAGGTGCAACACACTATCATGCTTATTATGTCAACCCTAGTTGGGCAAAGTCTAAAAAATACGTATTAAGAATTGATGACCACATATTTTATAAATGGGAAATTTAAGGGAACGAAAATGAAAATTGAAATGATTGATATTGATAAAATCAAACCATATGAAAAAAATCCTCGTAAAAATCAAAATGGCGAAAAAGTAGCTAAATCTTTAGAAAAATATGGTTGGAGGCAACCTATTGTAGTTGATAAAGACTATGTAGTAATTGTTGGTCATACAAGATTAATGGGTGCAGAATATTTAAAAATGAAACAAGTACCAGTTCATGTTGCAAGTGATATGAAAGACGAAGCTGTAAAAGCATATAGGATAGCAGACAATAGATTATCAGAAGATAGTACTTGGGATTATGAGTTACTTAAATTTGAAATGGATTTATTAAATGGTATTGGTTTTAATCTTGACGATTTAGGTTTTGAGAAACAAGAACTAGAAACAATAATATTTCAACCAGACCATAAATCAAGAGATTGGTTAGAACATGAGGAACATTGGCAAGATATGCCTGCCTTTGACCATGAAGACCAGTCTCCATTTAGGTCACTAACTATAAATTTTGTAAGTCAAGAATCAATGGATAAGTTTTTTCAAATTATAAAACAAGACTATACAGATAAAACAAAATACATTTGGTACCCTAAAATAGAAAAGAATGTAATAAAGGATAAGGCTTTTGAAAGTTAAAAACAAATTCCCAATTTATATACCATCTAAAGGTAGGGCAGAGAGTAGACTTACAATAAAAGCCTTAGAAGAAATGAAGGTTCCTTACACAGTAGTTATAGAAGAACAAGACTATGCTGATTATGCGAAGGTGGTGAAGAAAAAGAATATCCTTGTGTTAGATAAGACATACCAAGACGAGTATGATACGTGCGACGATTTAGGCGATAGAAAATCTAAGGGACCGGGACCTGCTCGAAACTTTATTTGGCAACATTCTATAGATAGAGGTTATGAATACCATTGGGTTATGGACGATAACATAAAATGTTTCAGAAGATGGCAAAATAACTTAGAGATAAAATGTATAGATGGAACACCTTTCAAGGTTATGGAAGATTTTGTTGTAAGATATAAAAATATAGGTATGGCAGGTCCAAATTACACATTCTTTGTAATAGATAAGTGGGCACATCAATATGGACCATTCACAGTTAACACTAGAATATACTCATGTAATCTAATTAAAAACAGCTTACCTTTACCAGATAGATGGAGAGGTAGGTATAATGAAGATACTGATTTGTCTTTACGAATACTTAAAAGAGGTTGGTGTACTGTTCAGTTTAATGTTTTCTTACAAGAGAAAGCAAATACACAAACGCTAAAGGGTGGGAATACAGACGAGTTTTACGCTGAAGAAGGAACTATTCCTAAATCTAATATGCAAATGAGGTTACACCCAGATGTTACTAAACTTGTATGGAGGTACGGAAGACATCACCATCATGTTAACTACAATAAATTTAAAAAAGAGAATAAACTGGTTTTCTGTGAAGATTATAAACCTAAAAAAGGTATAAATAATTATGGAATGAAGTTAAAAAAGATTGAAACTTAATTAATTTTCGTGGTATTAAAAAAAAGATGAATGAAACAACACAAAAAAAGCCAATTAAAAAGACTAAAAAACAAGTCAAAAATGTTGGTAGACCTAAAATAATTTTAAATCTTGAAGAACTAGAGAGACTTTCAAGGTTAAATTGCACTATGCCAGAGATATCAGCATACTTTGATATACCATTAAGAACACTAGAAGATAAGTTTGCTAATGAATTAGATGTTAGAAAAGCAATAGAGAAAGGTAGAGCAACAGGTAAGTTATCTTTAAGACGAAGGCAAATTCAAATAATGGAAGAAACCAACAATCCTACAATGGCGATTTGGCTTGGTAAACAACTGTTAGGTCAAACAGATAAACAAGAAATAATACAAGAAATAAACATTGAAGATAGAAAGGTGCTAGATATTAGCAGATTAACTGATGACGACCTCAACAATCTTGAAAGAACACTTAAATATGCACTCGTTGACGAGAGTGAGAGCGGAGAAGATGCGAAGGTCGCTCAGACTATTCATCAAGGAAGCATGGGGAACAATAGAACCTAATCGTGAATATAATGATAATTGGCATATAGATGCTATTGCAGACCATTTACAAGCAGTTGCTAATGGTGACATTAAACGATTAATTATAAATGTACCTCCCAGACATATGAAGTCTATATCTGTTTCTGTAGCATTACCTGCTTGGACATGGACAAATGACCCAACCAAAAAGTTCTTATATGCAAGTTATGCAGGTTCTTTATCAATAAGAGATAGTGTTAAATGTAGAAGACTGATTGACAGTCAATGGTATAAAAATACATTTGGTGACACATTTAGGTTAACATCAGACCAAAACCAGAAACAAAGATTTGAAAACAATAAAACAGGTATGCGAATTGCTACATCTGTAGATGGTGCATTAACTGGAGAAGGTGGAGACATTATCGTTATAGACGACCCACACAATGTAAGAGAAGCCGAAAGTGGTCTAGTAAGACAAGGTGTATTAGATTGGTGGGACCAAGCAATGCAAACCAGATTGAATGACCCAAAAAATGGTGCATTTATTATAATTATGCAAAGAGTACATGAAAGCGATTTAACTGGTCATATTTTGGCAAATGAGTTTGAAGATTGGAACCATCTTTGTTTACCTGCTAGATATGAACCAGAACACCCTACAAAAAGTCGTTCAACATTAGGCTTTATTGACCCAAGACAAGAACAAGGCGAATTATTATGGCCAGATAGAATAGACGAAAAAACAATTACAAATCTTGAAAAAAGTCTAGGTTCATATGGTACTGCAGGACAATTACAACAAAGACCTATGCCAAAAGGTGGTGGAATTTTAAAGGCTTCATGGTGGAGCGAATGGGAATATGAAGATTTACCAGATATAGAATACTTAATACAATCATATGATACAGCTTATAGTACGAAAGAAACAAGTTCTTACAGTGCCAGAACAACTTGGGGTGTC